GTCTAATTTCGTCGAACCTAAATCTACTTTCAGCAAAATCGCATAGGTGAAAAATCATGTCTGCAATTATTTTCAAAGCAAAACTTCTTAACGTTGAAACAGGCGTTACTGACAAGGGCCAGTTAACCATGAAATTGGTCTTTGCATCTCAACGCTTTGACCGTGGTTTAGAACAAATGGTGCCGTGTTCTCAAAACGTAAAAGTGATTGAAGATCATCATCACATGAAAGATTTCTATATGTCTTACAAAGGCCGTGAGATCTATTTGCCGATTGAAATGTCTACTCAAATGAATGGCATGAGTATTTTCTACAAGACTACTGGTGACGGTAAGCCGTTACAACTGGAAGAAAAGCCAGCGCAGAAAGTTGGAGCAACAGCATGAAATTAATTTACTGGGGAAATAGAAAGTCTAAGATTGGTTTAAAAACATATCCTAAATCAAAGGCTTAATTATACTAATTTCGTATAATGTGGTCGAAGATTATGTTACATAGGCGATTTTGTACCATTGCAGACAAAATCGGCGTTATTTAACATCAATCTTCATTATACGAAATGTCTCTTTAGTCCTCCCAGTGAGGATTTTTTTGTACCTAAAATTTAGGCGCACATCGACTGAGGATGAGGTACGACGACGCAGGGAGTGAAGCGCCGAAAACAGCAGGGGAAAGTCCACGTTCTCTAGAGTGGACTTAGGTCTCGAAAATGAGACTTTTTAACCCCAACTAGTCATCTTTCCCTAATATTTCTTGTCTGTATTTAATCACTTCATCTGCCTTTAAATTTGGCAAATGATATTTAATCAGAGCGTGAATCACATCACTTTCAGCCATTAATGATTTTTTTTGTATTACGAATTTCATTAAAGCTTCTTTAACGTCTTCAACTTCTTCGCTTCGAATTTTGTAGACTTTGCTCATTTGTAAACACTCTGTAACTAATTAACTAGGTAACTTTTTTAATGTTAACCTGTTTTTATAGTTGACAAGTTACTTAGTAATTTTGTTTAATCTTTTAAACGCGGTTACTGGGTAACTTTTCTTGAACGATATGCTAAAACTACGGATACCAGTGGATGCTTCACTTGTCGATATGGACAGTGAAGGGCGTCATTGTATCTTTGGTTTCAACTTACTCGATCTTGATCTGCCGCGCGTCGAAGCTCGATGTGTTTTTAAAGATGACGAAGGCAATGTTGTAAACCAAGTGCTTAATCATCCTTATGACAGATTGCCAACGTCATTTACTAAGATGGCTTGGAAATTTCACCATGAAGGCAAATTATGGCCGCATGTAGAACTTAAAGCTTCGCCTGCAAAGATATTGCAGGGTCACAATGTGTACGGAACTGATTGGATAGAAGAGGGCGCTTTAGAAATGCTTGGCCATTTCGCTGAAGCTCAACCTGTTTTATACGGCATGCTTGCTGTCTCTGAGACAGAAGTTATGCAACTTGACATTACTTATCATGCTCGCTTGCGTGATGACCGTGAAGTTGAACGTGCTATTGAATTTTTGCGGAATATCTCCACGGAACACATCCGCAAATCAACTAAGCATGCCAGCTATAAAAATACTGTCTATTTCGGTTCTGAACGCTGCAAGCGTTTCGCTCGTAAAGTCTATGGTAAATCGTGTGAGTTTCAGGCTCAGCTGCAGGACCAGATTAAATTGGCAAAAACCAACGATAAAGCTGCCATGCGTGTTGTTGATGTTATGTCTGATCCTGACTTGCAAATATTTACTAAGGGTCTTTTACGATTTGAAACTGGTGTCAAAGCTTATGCCCTTAAAGAACGCAATATACCAACCAACTTATTTCAATTAATTCGCTATCAACGTGCTAATCCTCATTTTTTACGCAATCTCTGGACAAGTGCAAATCGAGAACTGTTTGAAGCTCTAAAGGGGCAAAATATGAAACTTACTGATGATGACTCTGTTTTTAATAGTATTTATGCAGCATTAGAGCAGGCTTCTGCTCAAGATTCTATTTCTACTTCAATTGCTCAAACAGCTTTCAAATTTTACCGAGATTTAGAAAATCGTGGCACTAAAGTTGTTCAGGCAGATACCGGCGATGAGAAGTTTTTTAGAAATTTCTCAAATTTACTTAAGTGCGGGTTTACTAAAGATTATTTAGTGCATCTAAATGTTGATCATTTAAAAAATGTTGATCATTTGACTGCTTACTCAATTATTTTAAGCACGCTTAAAACTGTTAAAAAAGCTGGTACGGTTTCAAAAACCCAAGCCCGTAATTTGCATACATTCTATAAAGAATTGCGCGATTACGGCTATGAAACTGTTCGTACAAACTACAGCAAGCCCCAGTTTAGCAAGCGTATTGCAACTTTAAGAGAATGTGGCTTTTCAAAGGCTCAATTGCAGAATTTACACTCCCAAACTTCAAACAACATTATTCCTTTTATCAAGTACGTAGAAATCAATTTCGATCAGCAAGTACCGTCTAATTTCGTCGAACCTAAATCTACTTTCAGCAAAATCG